TAACTGATCGGCCAAGTCGGCAAGTGCCGTTATATCATTAAGCAATGCGCCGGGGCTGATGTCATCGTCTTCCTTAAGTAGCTCTTCCTTGATAATCTCTTTGAGTCTTTGTTTGGTGATTTTCATTCTAGGTCACCAGCATCGCATACATGTTGCCGTCTTCATCACGGTCATGGGCCATCTTAAAATAATGAACGCGGCGGCCTCCTTGTTCCAGAGTTTTCTGCGGCATTACAACGATTTCGCCGCCGGGGCCTTGGGTTGGACGGCTTACATACTTATCAAAGTATGCCCGGGAGCGGTCTTGAGCTTCCATGCCGGCTTCACCGCTGGCATCGTATTGATACTCTACCACATAATAATCTGGGCCAAGGGCTTGTTGAATAAGCTGTTCGTCCTCAACATTATAGACATCCCCGCGCATCCCACTTGGAGCCTGATTGTGCTTCGACCATTGAACTTCTAAGCTTTCGGAAAGAGTACGTTGAAGCTCTTCCTTGATAATCTCGTTAAGTCTTTGTTTCGTAATTTTCATTGTTATTCCTCTTCAAAGCCTACTACGCCCGGCTCTAGGGGTGCGCCAAAATCTGGTCGTGGAGAGGCATCCTCGCCATCGTCAGCGAAGGCGCGTCGCAGTTGGCTTCTAAAGCACTCCAATTGGTCTGCCATATCAGAGCCTTCCAGAGCCTCGATTGCTGCATTAAGAATTTCTATATTTATCTCTTCGCTTTCCGGATCGCATGCCGGTACCTGAGGGGGTGCGGGCGGCTCTGCTTTGGCTCTTTCTCCGGCGCTCATAATGGCACGGACTTCATCCGCGGTATACTCTTCAAGCTTGTTCTGCCTCTTCATGCTGTGAGCAATGGCGACCGCTTGATCCTCTGGGTATCCCTCATCTTTAAGGATCCCGATTTTATCCGAGACTTTGTCTTCGTTTAAAAACTTCTTCCAGTTTTCCATTATAAGCTTCATCATTTTCTCCTAAAGAAGCGATCCGACAACAACACCGACAGCGGTGGCGGCGGCGCCGTTCAAAACCAAGAGAACATACATCTCGCGGGGGCCCTTCAATAACAAAAGGTCCTTGCCTAAAGCTAGGCTATCCAATAATAACTGTTTCATTTAAATGATTCCTTTATAGTGACATTGCTAGTGTCAACAATAAATAGTTGTCAGGAGTGATAAGGGTCGCATTTTCCAGGCATTTCTGAAATTGTCCCTTGTTCATCGACCCAACATCTTCGTTCTCGGCGAGATCAACTTTCCAAACCTCAATATCAAAATCCAGCAAAGTCTTGATAATTTCAAGCTCTTTCTTCTTTGCGTCCGGATCAAGAGCCACATAAACGCCTGCATCTTCTTTCACGATCTTGCGGAGCAAAACAGAATTCTGATTTAAAGTAGAGCCCAAAATCGGTACCGCATTTCTGCCAGCAACAATAGCATCAAAAATTCCCTCGACCAAAACTATATCCGAACTCCAATCCACAAACAAGTCGTTGAAAATAATGTTCTTACTTGCAGGAGGGTTTTTATACTTGGGGTAGTAGCTGCGATCATACGATCGCGAAATAAAATAATTTAAATCTCCCTCATCGTCAAAGGAGGGAATGATCACCCTCCCTTCATATTCTCCGCCGCAACAATATCCCATCTTCCACCACACAACATCCTGTTTGGTTATTCCTCGTTTTCTTAGGTAATTCATTGCGGCAAAGCCAGTAGGAGGCATCTCGCTATTTGCCAGAGAGACAAATCCCTCCGGCATCTCCAGTATTTGTTTTTCTTCAACTTTTTCGGCAAACAAGTCTTCGAGCTTATTAAAATCAACCTCAGAAGTTAAATCTCTCCACTGAGATTTATCGTGGTGAGTACCAAATCGTCGCACGACGCGATAAAGATTTTTCCCACGAGTGTCACACACCCAACATTTGTAATAACCTTTGACAAGATTTACAGAGAATTTGCGCTTATAGTGATCACAATAAGGACACCTAAAAAGATACTCATCATTCGTCCGATAGGGAGCGCCAAGTACATTAGTCAGTATCTTTAGCTTTTGCTCTTTCATTCAACCAGCCCGCCCTTGCAATAACATAGCTATCGGCCTGATCAGTATAACCGGCCTTAGGATTTCCATGCCTAGTGTATTGTACATCAAAACCCGCTAGGTTGTCAATAGTAAACTGAAGAACAACTTCTTTTGCTTTTTTTCCTCTGGGAACTTTAATTCCGGCTGTTTTTCTGGCAGAAGTTGCTGCGAGGAACTGGGGCTCTAGGTTATAAACGTCATAACAAAGCCAGGACACAACGCCATTAAACCGCGAAAGAAGAGAAAGAGTTTGGGCCGAAGAAAATCCGGAACGGAACGATTGAAGGGACTGCTCAATATAAACACGCTGAACCCATGATACGCTCTCTTTATCTATGTCCCTTAGAGTATCCTCGACGAGGCGCGCCTTTTTGAAAAAGTTTTTCTCTTTTCGAAGATCGATGTGGCCGATCTTGTTCAAAGTACCATCGTTTTCTAAAAGAGTGTAGCCCGTGATACTGGTTGAGATGTCCAACCCTAGAATCATTAAGTATCCAGTTCTATCTTAAAAGTAAAATCTCGCGCAGCAACCTTTTTTATAGGAGTGGCTGGCTTGGCGATTGCAATAAGATTCATGTTCTTGTCATAGATGCCAACTTTAGAAATATATGTAGTTCTTTCAAAAGAGGCCGTAGGACTAGTATACGCGGAACTTACCACATTTTTAATGCCTATTAGCTGATTTTCGATGTATGCTTGGCTGCTACTCGGGGCCAGAGAACCCGTAAAATAGGACGGAAAAGTAGGATTATTAGAATGGTTGAGCTCTGCTTTAGGTGCTGTTGCAAACATGGTAAGTGTCTGGGTTGTTGTCGTGCCGCTCATTTCAAGTAAAAACGAAGAGGAAATAGCAGTAATGGACCCCGAGATGGACTGACCAAAATTTATCCAATTGGGGAAATTATTAGATGTACCATACCCTGTCGCTTCTACATATTCGCCATTTGTAAGGTCCCACGCGCCAGTTAGAACCATAAACCCTTCGTTATAAAGAGTTACGCCAGCTACACTTCCAGATCCACCCGAACCTACGGGGGCCGTTTGAATAAGGACCCCATCTTGATTCTTATCTTCGAGACGGCCCACGAGGGCGCCGCTTACATAAAAGTCTAGCTTTACTGTTCCAGGCTTGATTTTGGATCCATAAAAAATTGTAGGCACACAAACCAAGCCAACTTCCACTGCTCCCAAGTCTCTTCCCAACAAAGAAGAAGAATATTCGTAATGAGGGCTTAGATAAGTGTAGTGATTTAAAGTATTTTTCAGTGCGTATAAATGCGTAACGGAACCTGATGCTGTAACATCAAGTCCCTGATCTTCGGTCTCAACAATAACCGGAGACGTATAGCGCTCTTGGGCTGCAGAATAGTACTCCTTAGTAATACGCGAAGTATAGGGAAGACTACCTGTAAAGACTTCTCCAATTATTCCCTTTGAAAAGGCCGTGGAAGATACCGAACTGAAGCCGAGCTTCGTTGCATCCTTAACCATAAATTGATAGATCATCCCTGTGTTTTTTACGGATTTGAGGGGCTCAATGTTGCCCAAAGGAAGATCTCGAACCTCAGTAATGTAACCTAAGTTCTCATCGTGTTTCCGGTCTACATTCAATTCAAATAAACTAATACTTCCGGCGTCGGTGCACCGAACCGAACCCGTAAAAGATCCGGACATGTCAGGCACATCATTATAATAGGCGGACCCATTATACATGAAATATTTAATTTGCGGATATGTCTTTAAAGTATTGTGAAAGACATCATTCTGTTTAAACTTATAAACCGGCATCTAAATTCCCTACTATTATAAATAGTTTGGTATTATTTTTAAGAATGCCGCAGCTAGTAGTCCAGACGAACCCGGAGTGTAAACTCGGATGAGGGGTCCTTACGTAACGGCTCTGACAACTTGGCCACAGCAAGAAGTTCGTTGTCCGCCGAATAAAGACCAACCGCCGTAGCATAGCTGACCGGGGAGTCGGTCGACTTGTTCTTTACCACAAGTTTGCTAGCGCTCAGGTACGTAGGATTGGACGAATAATTAAAATCATTATGGCTTGCTCGGCAGAAGTAAATGGTCGAGTTCAGCTCAGTGGTATTATTAAATTGAACATTGTAAAGGCGGCGACGGAAAGCATCACAAGAACCCGAAATGGATGATCCGGTGAGCATCCCCTGAATATACTGGTATCCGACCTCATTGTTCTTAACCATTTCGCAGCCTTTTGTCAACATACCACCAGCGCTGCCGGAAGTGGAAGAAAATACTGAGGCAGATAAGACTGCTATTCCTGCCTGATAGTAAACCAGCCCAGCGACGAAATCGGACGTAGGCATAGGAGTGCCGACCTTATTGGTCGCAAACAATAGGCCGTATTCTCCTGCGGGAGAATTCACCTTAAATCCTGATGAACCACTAGCATCGGTTATGGAGATAACCTGGCCCATGCAGGGGCCAATGTCCTGCTCGACGCCCAACTCTATAGTAAAGCTTCCTTTTTTGATTTCATCCTTAGCCAGAAGGCGTGAAAAGTTAACAAAGACTGCTTCATTAATCTTGCTGCCGCCGGTTAAATCGCCGTCTTCATCGAATTGGCGCACATTGCCGTTCTCATCAAAGCCAGCTAAAACTTGAGCCATCTCGTTATAAATGTTGATTTTCTTAGCATTTTGAACATTAGTAGAAGAAGAAAGAGCAGAACTATTTGAATATCCCCACGTTACGTCAAAAATGTGATTGGCAGAAGAACTCAAATAAGGGTAATCGTAAACCGACTGAAACATACCGTGAGAATAGTTCTTGATGTTGGTCTCTCCGGTCGAGCCAGAGTAGGTTCCAGATACGATAGTGCCGGTAATGGGGATTGCTTCGTGTAACAGATTTCTAGTAGAGACTACATCTTTTGGATCAATTGTTTTAAATGAAGTGGCCATTATTTATTTCCTTATGATAACTTAACAAACCTAACAGGTATATCAACGCTGTATCCGGTGTTTACTCCAGCGACGCGGATCACCGAGTCGATAAAACGATAAGGGTTTGTACCAGGGACGAGATTTTGTCCCTTTGTCGCATCGTTAGTGATCGTCGCAGAGCCGACAGATCCCAGCTGCTCAAAAAGATAGCTGCTGTTTCTTAACTCCAGGCTAGCGCCGATTCGGAAGTCTAGCTTGGTTCCCCGAGGGCCATCGATGGAAGAGGCATCGGTGGCACCAAGATTATTAACATAGCCGCGACCCTCTTCTCCCCCAACAAAATAGTAATTAGCGATTCCATCATCATCCAAAAAGGCATAAGTGGCTGGAGCTAGCTGCACATTAGAGGCGGCATTCTGTGCGCGTACCGCAGATGAATTCGTAGCAGATGGAAAAACCTGGCCCAACCGATTATCAATTTGAATAATGTACTGATTTTCTACGAGTTGATCGCTCAGAGGATCTTCTTTCGCCAACTCTGTAGTGTTAAGGCCTTGTTGAAGTTCAACTCGTGCGCTATCGTCACTGGGGCGGTAACCGTTCAAAATACCGCTTCCTAGGGCAGTGCCAAAACCAGTTTCGACCGTGCTTTTGTCGACCGGAATCACATAAAACCCATTGGCATTAAGAGCAGACCCTAAGCCTGCCTGGGTGAACAACTTAATGACCGGAAGATATAAGAGGTCGTTATCGTTAACGCTTAAGAGGCGCGACTTCATGCTAGACATGTTGTTGGTAAATGCTTCTAAAACGGGGGTCTGTAGGATTGTCAAATCGTAATAGGCGGATCCGCTAGCGTTATTTTTGTCATAAAGACTATAATCTATCTCGTCGTCGCCTAAGGCAAATTTGTCTATCTTAAAACTGCCGTCGCCTTTTGCCAGGCGCATTCGGCCTGTATCTGTCAAAACTGCATCAAGTATGATGTCGCCTGAATTATCTAAGAAACTCATTTTCTTTTAACCTCTCGAATATAAATAGTGAATAAATAATTATTATTCCTATGGAATAACAACTCCATCGTTTTTAAACGTCAAATTTAAGTCAACTTTTCTACCTGTCTTCTTGCTCGTTACACGAACTTTAAACTTCTTCCCCCAAACCGAAGAGGTCTGGATCACTTCTTTGGTCCCCAAAATGTTAGGTTGCGGGGCTTCATTTATAGCAATAGTTCCCGGGGATGATTCGCTCGAATCATAAAAAGTTTGACTCATTCTGGGAACAATCGCCAAAAATCGGCGACCCTGTTTTTTATAGTTTAACATGTGTGGCTCAAACATAAAGACCTTATTTCGCAAAAACATTTGTCCCCGGTTGTCTACCATCTCAATCTCAAAAATGTAAGTAGGATTTGAGATGTTGTTATGGATGTCAATAGAGCGCGCGCAATACCAATACTTTCTATTAGGAACAATGCTATCAACGAACGCCACAGCTGTAGAATACTTGTCGGGGCCGAGCTCTGCTTGAATCGGATCAGGCGTTACGTTAGTATTTCTGAATGCATCATAGCCCTCGGGCTTTGTGTCAATCCGAAATAATTCATATTTACGAATAGGATCATCATTACGATATTGCAATTTAAGCTCTGAAGCGGTTCCAAACGCAAGAAGATCCTCTTGTGTGATACTTATTTGATGCTGTGAAAAATACTCGTCGATAACGAAGGAGACATCAGTGTCGCGGAGTACGATGGGTTTTGCCAGCTTTTCTCCTGCATTTGAATTAAACAAGACCATCACCTTATTATTAACTCCAACAAAGGGCACGAAAACAACATCCGGCGGGACCGGCGGACTATCTGTAATAGTGGCCTCCAACTGGCAATAGGGCGCCGCGAAGCCTCTAATGTCTGGTTGATTGTCAACCATCACCTCGGCGACCGGTGGGCCGCCAACAACTGCTTTTGGACCAGCGAGTAGGCCGCCGCTAGATCCATGGGGGCCCGAGCGAAAGAGAAGAGTAAACCCTACATTCTCACTATTAAAAATCCTATATTCTACAATTAGCTCACGGCCATCTGTAACCGCAGTAACAAACCCAGCATCTTCCACTCCACCCGGTGCATAAGGACGAATACGGGCCTCTATTTCATATTGACGCGGGGCGACGCCTGTGGCATAAGCATTGTCAAAAGCATCTTGAAACTTCTGAATCAGCGCCCGCACTGACAGCTTTTCATTATCGGCTAGCTCAACGGGGCCAACTGAAAAGGCGCCACGGGCTGCAGCATCATTAATCGGTACCTCATACTCCGAGGCGACTTCGACTCGTGAATCTTCTTCGATGTCTAAATACCAGTAAAACTTCATTGGTTTCTATTTTTCCTCAGCAGGCGCCTCATAAGGCTTTGGCGCCCGGAAGTAAGCTGTTGCCTCTGGAGGCGCGCCTGTGCCAGCTCGCCAGGGGTCGTACCAGCAATCGGAACGACAGGTGTTTCGATTGCCGGCGCCCTCAAGTTCTTCGAGGGCTCGAATCCTGTCAGGTGGCCAGGCATGGCGCCACCCGACTCGTTCCCTGTAAGCCCAAACCCTTCTTTGATCATAACTTCCATTTTATTTAATAACTCCGCATCAGCGCCAGTATCCCTTGCACTGACGAAATCGGTCCCCACACGGCGGAGGTCCAAGAAATCCGCCATCGGAATGCCTCGCGGATTGGACGGTTTAAAAATGTAATACCCCACCTGAGCAGATTCAGTTTCCGTGGTGCCCTCTATCCCCACTGCAGAAAAAGGTAAATCCTTATCCTTTGCCGCGTACTCCATCACTTGATTGTTTACATAATCATCCAGTTGAATGTCACTTCTTATCGGCCTGTAAAATCCCAAAGCATTCCCCACTGCACGGCCGAGGCCAGCTGCAGTTGAGAAAAATACTTTCAAATCTTTATAACTGTATCGAGAGCCAAATACTATTCTTATTTCACTAATCTCGTACCGATAACGCGTACCGTACTTAACTTGCGAGTCTATGTAACGAATGTCCCTTCCCTTGAAAGATTTTCCAATATAGAATGTTTGTACGGGTGTTGAGCCCACATTTCCAGCAGAATCAATCACTCTCTTATCAATCTTGTACAAAAGGGTTTGATTATAACACCTTTTATTTTCTAGAATGATCTCGTCTGCAGATCGAATCGGGTAGTTGATCCTATCATCATCGTTCAGCATTTTAAAGGTTTGTACAGTTTCGATGGTTGCCGGTTGAGGTGTTTGATTATAGTCTCGAATCAAAATAAAATTGTCATCAGTGGTCTCATTCTCATTAATTCTATCTAGAAGATTCGCCATCCTAGTGCTATTATAGTCTGCCAGAAATGCATCCATGTTAAAATTAAATGTTATAACTGAAGAGTCCACATTGGTTAGGTTAACCTGAGGATTTGTGGCGCTCCGGCGAGTAAGAGTTCGCCTGGTAAACGGAATTCCTGAAACATTCAGGGTCGGGTTTTCTAGGTTTTGTACAACATAGAGCTGCAAAACATCGATTAGGCTGCTCCCGGCGCCTTCGCCAAGTTCACTATTGAGATCACTAATAAGGCGCCCGAAAAAAGAATTGCCATCCAAAATTTTATCAGGGTCCGAAACGCTACCGTCGTCTCTTCCAATGGTGATCTTATTATAAAATGGCAGATTTCTTAAACCAGAAGTCTGATCATCTCTTGTGACCAGGTTACTCATGGCCTCCAAGTCCGAATTTAAAATAACTATATTTTTATACTTGCGATTAAAAACGCTCTTAAGCTCCTCTAACCCCGTAGTATTTTGTATAATTTGCAAACCCTTGCTGTATAGTGTGTAAAGTTGCACAGTGTCACTCTCGGTAAAGCCGCCGGCAGGGCCTTCAACTTTCTGGAACCATGGATCCGGCTCCGGATCCCCATCAATGTTTAGCTCTTGGAGGCGCCCATCAAGTGTTAGCTGCCCAAAATAGTCAGGAGAGTTAAGAGTCGAGCCCGTATTTCTTAGTTCCGATTCTAAACAATAAAAATTGGTCAGCATTGGCTCAGAGGCTTTCAGCGAAATTGTCTCATACTCGGGCGTCGTATCTACAAAATAATTATAAACCGAATCTATCTTCAAATTAGCGTTGCTAGCCTGGCGAATTTTAGAATCCGAAGATGGAGCCAGATAAAGCATTGTGTGGTCCAAATAGGAATTATTCGTATTTATGGCCGGCGGGGGCAAAATACCTGAGCGACGACCTAGGCTTCCTTGCGGAAACCCCTGTTTGATAAAGTATCCCCAATAAGGATCTCCCTCGTCCTCCCCTTCTGTGTCAATACTCTTACGGAGCAGATTTTGAGTAGTGCTTCGCCATGCCAGTGCATTCCAAGCAGTATTATCCAACCTTATTAAATATTTGCCGCTCTTGGGTCCCAAGTTGTCATCAATCGTGCTGAAGGGCGTTAAAGCTAAAGGAATGTTTTTAACTTGTTTGCGGTGCCACGCATTGCGAAGCTTATCAGAAGCAAAATTATCTAGGGCACGCTGGTTGCCTCCGCTGCCGCGTCGAGTGGGATAATTAACGTAGTAACTTCCTAATATCCCACGCAGATTGTCGGCAATGCCCCATGATCTACGCAGAGCATAATTGCCGCGAGAGCCTCTCTTTTTCACACGATTCCTGAGGCCAATTAAATTAGAATTAACCAGCAAATAAGAATCTTTATAGTCTGGATTTTGTGGCACTAGTAAGATGCTCCCTCAGTGGGTGTAGATGATGAATCTTCTTCGCCGCGGCGTCGACGGGAAGGGCGGCGCACCCTTAAATAAGAACCGTCAACCGAGGCAGCGGCGCTCTCTAAGTTAAGGATTGGAAGTTTCATAGAGTTTTTCCGCTTTGCATACAAATTGTCAACATAATCTTCCCAGTCGCCTTCGCCAAGTTGGGCCGAGGTGGAGTCGCTCATTTGTGCTGATGAGCCTAAAGTAAATAGGGTGTCATAAGGTGGCAACACATAATGATTTGGTTCATCTAAGGTTTTATTAATCCGTACTAGTCGACAAAGTAACGGAGTGCCGGTATCTGCTACCGTCGCCATGGCCTGCAAAAACTCAGGGCGACGCAGAGTTTCCCAACGGGGGGCATTTAAATTTATTATTCCATCCGTGACATGATAACCATTGAAAAACTGGATTTGTACCAATGAATTGAAGTTGACCGCATTACCAAAAGAAGTATTTAAATTAACACTACCTGGCGCCTGCACAGCCGCTTCGGCGGCCAAGGAGCCCACAGCCACATCCGGAGCATCAAACGTAGCTGGCTCTCGGAAGCCGATGGCCTGAGCACCAATTAGATGCTTGACCACTTCGGAGCCTTTTATTTCTGTCTTACGAGATGCCAACTTCATTATTTGAGCATCAGTCATGGCAGATCCACTCACTTGCGCCTCCGCGGTCACATCCGGGTGGACAAAGGGGCTTTCTGCCGGTAAATAATCCGTGGAGACAAAAGTTTTATCTGTGAGCGGCTTTGGACTCTTTAGAATCTCTCTGAGGGGTTGCGCAAGGGGTTGAACTGAAAGGCCCCCGTAAGACAGCAAGTCATCTATTTCTCCGACGGCGACGACAGGATTTTCATTGCTGGTGATGAAAGGATTCGAAAATCGCGACGTATTAGGGGACAAAGCTGTGTTAAGGATGCCATTGCCTAATTCTTGCTCTAGACTACGAGTAGAGGTCTCAATTACACTTCCCTTGGTATTAAGTCTCCGTGGACTAAGAAAACCAAATTTGTTGATTCCGGGATCGTTTGTATTAGGCACCGCATATTTTGTTACTTCTCCATCTAGACGCGTAAGAAATCCCTCTTGAGGCATCCACGTAAAAGTATCATCTTCAAAGACTTGGGTTACATCCAAATAATCACTCCCTTCATTGGCAGAGCCGGGCTGCTCCCAATTTGTTCTAAAAACATGCTCTAAAACAATTTTTCTTTTTGCACTGTTCTGAGCCTGGACTTTGGACTTATTGTTAGTGGTGGTTGCGCTCGTGGGCGCTGTGGGTGGTCGCAGTGCTTGAGAGAGGTTGCTAGTAAAACCTTCGATTATCTCTGCGACTCTTCTCATCTCCCCGATGTCTCCGTTCATAGGATTTGTCATGGCCAAAAGATTTTTGTGCCAGCTTAATAAAGGAAATCTCTCAAATGCGATGTCGCCGAAGATAAATTCTACAGACGTAAGAAACGAATTAATAAGGCGCGCCCACTGTTCGTTGAGTGCTTTTAATTTGATGGAATCTCGCTTTAGCATCGCCTTGATGTCAACGCCTTTCTGGCCGTTGCGATCCGCGGCAGCTAAAAACTTATTATAGTAGGACAAAAAACGTCGGAGCTCAGAAATACTATTCTGTACCGCAGTGGCAGTCAAATCTGTCATATCAAAAATCGCACGATATTCGTACATTCCAGTACCGTGGCTCTTTATATCTTCGTCGGTAGCGACAAAAGCCATTAAAATTCCAGAATCGGAACTCAAACCTTGAACTCCCACCTGTCGGAGGCCTCCGTTGCCTAGGCTAGCTACGAGCTTCTCGGTATTGCCTGGTTCGCGTACACTGCTTCCACAAATGTTCATTTTACCTGGCGTTAGCGCGTTCGGCTGAACGTTTGCTTTGATGCGCGTTCTGTAGATACGTATGTTCTCTATTCTATAGCAAGATGCCAGGGCGTCTTCATTTTGAAAAAGATGCCCTAACTGAGAGTTTTCTCGGACAAGGCGACCGTAATCCAATTCAAAGAAAATCTTCAAAGCATTAGAGGGAGTCCGGGAAAACTTACAATCTGATACCTTAGAGGGAAGTTTTACCACCTTTGCAGCTTTTTCTAAATCCTTCCTTTCACGAGGCGAAAGAACTTGTCCTTTATTTTCGGAGTTTGTAAACTGTAAAGAATTAAGAGAATCTAAAAATCTTAAATCTATAATTTTTTGATTGGAAACAGTCTCAACTACTAAAGGAAGCGGACTGGGGTAATCGGATCCGGGAGCCGGGATGCCGACAAGCTTATTGTCTCCCAGGAGTGCAGTTCGTCCGGTCCAAATCTGCTTTTGATAGCCCGGCGCATCCACTCTAAAAATACGTGCCGCGGCTGAGGACCACCCTTCGCCCATGGGACCCGGGAGCATTATAGTTTCACTAACGGCAAGACCGGTTCTCATTGCTTTAATTTTTCTATCCACGCCAGATGTGCTAACAGACTGCAAATCCACCCCATATGCAACTGCATAAACGTAAATTCTGGAAGAACTCTTAATGGGGCAACGGTAAGTAAAAGTGATAGACTTTTTCAGCGCGCCCAGGCCCTCTATGGGTGACCGAAATTTCTCCGGGGCATTCACCAGAATAGAAGGCCGAAGCTGAGCGCTAGGGTAGCGCCGCATAGATTGGGCTTTTTGCGGAAGTGGTGGTGGGGCCAAATAAAATTTCTTGAGGCGCCCCTTTTTGCCTAAAGCTTTATTTGGGTTGCGAATCAGGTCTTTAACCAACAGGTCGTTATTCTCCATCTTGATTATCGAGTCTTCGGAATGACAAACTCCAGCGAAAACTCTATAAGGATGTTTATATAAAGACTCCCACGCCAAATTGGAGCGACCCACTTTCTGCAGGGATAACGTAATTTCTATGGGTTGTTCATCATTCGTAAAATCAGTAGGTAAAATTTTTACTTTTTCTACGAATACAGCCGGCAATGGATCTTGGGCTGGCTCATCGAATCCAAGGGGACACAGTTTCATTTTAACACGGCTCCTCATCATCTGTCGTTACGTACAGATCGCGATTAAAACTAAACCTACTTGCATTTGCGACGATGTCTCGTTGTGTGAGATTCAATTCCTCTAAAATGTCTGCAGGTATCTCATCATCTAAATATAAGTTGAAATAATATTCTACATCGCCAACATTAGTTTCTGTATTTCCTAGTGGCTTTGGTGCCACCAGTTGAGTGGTGTCCTCTTTTATAAAGGCCATGGCCTCAAGACTAGTTGCCGGAGTGCCAGACGAGCCTGTCATTTGAGACTGAAAGAACACTTCGACATCATAATTTTCTTTATCGAAATTTGTGTTTCCCTCTAAAATGTCCAACACTAAATAATCCTTTTTAAGCGCCAAATACAAATCGGCGCCAATGTCTGGGCCCGTGAAATAGCCACTTATTGCATCATCACCTAACAGTCCCTTTCGATAAAAGGTCTGATAGTCAATCTCAATGTTTAGCTGAGGGATTCTCGTGATCACTCCATTGTTGATGGTTGCATAACTACTCGATGGATTGGTGATGATGTATTCTTCTACTGAATCTATCTTATTGGATAGGGCACTGATAGACCATGCGGCCATTTTGTCAGTCGTCATGTCAGCTGTACCAAGTGGATAAGAAGAAAAATTAACTGTCTCAATAAACGATTCCTGATGAAGAGCCTCGGTATTGTTGGCAGGGTCTGAATTGTCTGCGCCCAGGGCGCCTTCAAGATTGGCAATAAAGCGGGCTACTCTAGTTTCGGCGCCGGTGCGGGTGGGTACCACCTTAAGATTGGGCGTCTCATAGCGTATGCGACGGTCCGCATCATTCTGAATTTCGCTTGTGAGGCCTGCGCTTTGGACATCATATAAAATCTCGTCATCGAAGAAGGCATAGTAAACAGGGTCTAGCTTTCCTAATGACAACAGATATTTGCCATACTCGGTCAGTTGGACTTCTAGAATCTCTTCTTTTTTATTGAAAAATTCTACCACCTTCTACCTCCTCCTTCTTCGACGTCGGCGACGGGGGGTGAACAGACCCAGAGGATCAAAAATTCTCCTCAGTGTCTCTGCTACGCGGCGACGCTGACGGCGCCGTGTGGTACGCTGCCGCGCTCTTTGTCGAAGCTGTGCCCTTTCTGCACGAGATGTGCGCCTAGGCGGGCGTTGAGTGCGGCGAGGGACTCTGGTGGTGGCTGGCCTGGGGCGCCTATTGCGCACCGACTGTGCACGTCGTCGGCGCTGCGTTACGTTGGCGCGAGGTCGGACTGTAGGCACCCTCAAAACACCCCTTGGCCGTGGACGCTGCGAGGGCTGTGGCAACGCCATAGCAGTCATGGCTCCGATCACAATTCCTTCGCTGGCTTCTTCTAACAGTGCTGTGCCAGGTGTCATTGTGAGATCCATGTCTTCAGGTGCGGGGATAAATCTCCGCAAGTCTGGCGGAACTGGGTCTTCCGCATCATCCTCAGGTATAATATCTTCAGTGGCATACACCACAGTCTGATCCACACTAACTAGCTCCACCATAGAGAAGTAATCATAAGGCCAGTTATAGGAGTATTTGGTCCGAAGAGACGGTTGCACTATCGGAGTCTCCGGTGTAAGATTAGTTCGCGTATAAATGTTATAGTCTTTTTCTGCCTTTCGTTTAACTTTAAAAACCATCCACTGAAGCTCACTCGTTTCAAGATTCCCCTCAAGGAGCTCGTTTACCAGCCTCTTAATCTTAATAGTGGCGGTTGATTTTTTAAATTGGGAAGCTGCCTCTGGGGGTAGGTTCTGCCACATGTTATAGAGATCCACTTGTGACACTTCCATACTAAACTCAAAGGCATAGAAAGCGAAGGGGGTTACACTCGGGTTGGTTAAGAAATCAAAAGTAGGGGGGAAAACATATTTATTGAGTAAAGCAATCTGACTTACATATTCATGTGACTGCCTCTGAATGTCAAAGAATCTCCTCTCTCCATTTTGTACTACAAAAGGAACCGCAACAACGGCTTCTTCAAGTTTTTTGCTAAACGGACAAATTCCCAACTGTGTCTCTTTCCTCTCAAATCCCACGACATCCACCAAAGACTTGGGCCGGATGAGACCGTAGGTTGAAGAACTTACTTTTTGAGGTAAGTCAGTGAGACTCACAAAGCTTCCTTCACCGCCCTCTAAGGGCTTACCGTGCTGGTGCCACATGCCGCGAATCTGGAAGCCGGCGGTGGCGGCGGATCCGTATGGATGAAGAGTTCCCGTCGCTTGAGTATACCTCTGAGTATCGACGTTGTAAAAATTCTGTATCGGGGTCTCAAATTTAGGCCGAATCAGCCATCGGCTCTTGGTTTCATTGGTGCCTTCTGGAACTGATAGCACTTTTTCAAACACTTCTAGGCTTGAAGTTATCTGTTGAATGATCGTTGCTCGATCCGCTACATCATAGTTATGAATTATTGGGGAGTACAGCTTATTCTTCACCGAGGGGTCCCGCTCGGGGTCGCCCCACTGCGTGGCTTTGCTATACTCTACTACTGAATTGCCAATAATGTCGTCTAAGCTAGCGCGGCCGGTCCAGGGAGCTTTGAAAATTATGGTAGCGTGACTAGATCCATAAAAATGGGAAGGCAGTACGTGTTCGAAACTAGGATATCGAATGGCGCCGAGGCCGGACCCAGTGCCGTAGTTGCTGGAGTTGGTGCCCGAAAGTATACAAGGAGGACCAAAAGCAGACGCACGACTATACATCCCGAACCCCTTTAAAATGTCGTTCGTAGCCAGGTCGCTGAGTTGTTGGTCGGTGTAGCCATGGGTGCCGCTGATGGCTGTTCGGTTGGATAAACTGATTTTCATAGCATAATAATCATCTTTTGTAACCGGAGCAAAAGCACCTTCATCGGCAGATAACAACGACGATTCAGAGGGCGAGCCCAAAAAGAAATTATAAGTCTCGCACAAAAAGTTATCCACCGCATACTTGAAAAGGGGCGATCGCTCGCCCTTATAAGCAACGCCATTCTGACACCCGGCCCACTCGGATGAGAGGTCGTCCTGGTCTGAGCCATAACTCACATCTGTGCCAGCATGGAGGCTAGCAAAACTACTGCTGTAAAGACCTGAATCAAAAATTCGACCATTAGGAATGTTATCGGAATTCAAATATCTTTCTGGATCCCGAATGGCTTCAAACGGAATCATGTGCATAAAATATCCATTAAACATGTTTTCTCCGGCTGAACTGGAGCCGGCCACGTTTATACAAGGAAAGAAGCCCGGGTTCGGCTTGGTCGCAGAGGGTGATCCCCATTTACAACTAACAGGGCTCGTGCCTAAGCAATATTCCTCAAGGTAATCGATGTTCCCGGAGTGGTTACTCTCTAGATACATCATACTTGGAGACTGATACAGGTTGTAAGGTACCGCACCGTCATAGCCGGCCGGTGGCCCAATGTCGCTAGCCGCGATTGACTGAGAATGGCAGATAACAAAGTTACCCACTGCGACGCCGGCTTTAATGGTATTAAATAAAATTCCGGGAGCCATCAGAGGCGCAAAGACATTGCGCTTAAAGGCATTAATGTCATAATCGCCCTGTTGGGTGTCGGCCTTAGCGATGCCTCCCATCGATTTGGAAAACAGCGTCGATAGCTCCATAGTTCTTTCCACGGGATAAAATCCTTTATAAGGCAAGAACTGAAGTATTGCATCGCATGTAAGTTCGATAGACTGCCGACGAATAGTGCTCGTAGCAGTATTCTGGTTGGCTAAATTATCATCGACGACCCGGAAATTCTGCAAAAAGTCGGTGGTAGAGTAGGTCTTAAAGAATTCACTATCTGAGCTATTCGGGGGAGTTCCTCCGCTAAGTGAAAACATGTTATCGAATTTTTGCAAAAAGTCGCCACCATAATTTTCTACTACAGATTCTACATGCTCACTAATTCTGAATTCTGGAAGTATGGTCATATGTCGCCCAAGTCTATCAATCAGGTTAGAATAATCTACATAAGGCTGATAAGGCTGAATGCCAGCTTGAGCCGGGGCTTCCCACTGCGGCGCCGTAATAATGACATACTCGGCATCTGTAGGATTGGCAGTAAAATAACTGGCAGTTTGAAAGCTTCTCTGGCCTACACGCAGGGGCATGACATACGTCGCTGTGGTCGACCCTGAGCAGTATCCCCGAGCGCCGCTGCCATCGCCGAAGCCGGACGTTCCCCTAGGGGCGAACCACATATAATTATTTATTAAGTCTCCGGCGCCGGAACCGGTGCCCGGCATGTTCATGGTTGAACCGATACCACTAGAATTTGCGAACCTCATGTTCGGACCTGCCATGACAAGAGGGGCATCCAAGGGCCACACGCTGGCGCTAGGGTCGGTATGAACGCCCCACGAATTTATTGCACCAGTGGCAGGGCTTCGAAATTCTCTCACAGTATTCCAAATGTCTGAGATGTCATAGTTTTCTCTCTTGCGAACCTTCGCAAGGCCCTCGTTTAAGGCGGTGGGGAGAATCTTCTGACCAGTTCTAATCACCACACTTAAATCTGAGTTGCGGCTAAAATCGACCACAGACGTAAATGCGTTCTCTTCAGCAGCAGACTTGCGGGCCGTAAGACCTAAACGACTATTCAATCCGTGACTATCAAAGTACTGTAGATCATTGCCGTAACTCACCTTCAAAGACAGATTGTTAATTGGAGCATCCGGATTATCAGTATTGTCCTCGAAAGCAAAAGTGATGGGCTTCGACCGAGCATAAGAAACTGGGGATTCGATGTAATCGGTGAAGCCATTTGACTTAAGGGCACGGCTCTCGCCCTGTCCGGGGCCATTGGAAATCATTGGGGGTCCGTGTACAAGTGTAATCTTGTTCTCTTTTCTTAGGGTCCGGGCAACTGGGTGGTCACCGCCGCGGATCTGTTTCCATGTTGGCCAGCCGTATGGGCCCTGGCGTTTAAGTATAATGGCGTTAAGAACTGCGGCCTTTCCTGGGTAAGTCGGGACGACGGTGTGGACGAGGCCGCCAATGACGAACCCTTGGGACGAGGGATTCAGGCTGTATTGATGCGTAAACGGATTAATATAGTTAACGCGAGACCAGAGTTCCTGATCTGTAGCACTGGGATCCCAGTTATCGACGGTCATCTCCGGGAAGCCAAGAATGTGCTCAGAACTACTAACGGGCTCGTAAACTGTAGTATTCATTCCTGCAAAGGATACCCCAAAGCTGGTATATTCGGCCATAGCGAATGACGAGCCGGCATCGAGCCCGAAGAATGCCCAATTGTGGATGACATCGAGATGCCGGTATTGGGATGTGTTCACGCCAGTCTGAATGTCGCTGCTGGTAATCAACATGTCCAGAACAGAAGAACTGATACAGGAAGGTCGATCCAATCCGATAGGATTAAACGTGGTTTGCTTATCTAAGGAAGCCGTCATCCAAGCATACTGTAACTCTGAACGCGGTATTTGATGCTGGACAAACAAGTTATCATAGGTCGACGCTGTTCCAATAGCGCCGGCTTGTTTGATTTCCAGGCGACTCAAGGCATTGCGATTGGTCTTGTGCCAGGACGGAAGAACATCATAAGTGAAGGCTGACACGGAGCCGTAAGCGGCGTCTGTGCCAAAGCGGCCAGAGTGCAACGTTGCGCGTTGGTTTAGACCCCGATTCTTCCCAATTTGGTCCACCACGGTAATGGTTTTTGCCGCAAGAGGATCTACAGATGCCGATCCCGACAAGCCATAGTTTATGACTGAGAGGTTATGGTAAGGAAGAGCACTATACACCGACATCTCTTCATGTGCGGGGCCCAAGTAGCCTCGGGACATGACTTCATAGCCACTACCGGCAAAACGATTTACAATAACAGTTTGATTTGAATTGATGCCACTACGATCGGGGAGTGCATAATCCAAAACTCCAGAACAATTACTATTATACCCACTGTATGTTTTAGTGTAAGTTCCGCCGCCATATATGGCCAAGTCGCTGCTCGACAATGGTTGGAAATAGAATTCACTGCCGACGCTGGTCTCGGTGACAAGTACATCTGCTTCGGGAATTGGCTCGGTTGACCAGCAGATTCCCTTCCCGGCGGTGATGTAGGCCATGCCTTCATCACTGAAATTGTACCAAGACGCCAAATTAACTTTATACTCTACAGATGCGGTAAGGTCGACCATTCCAACATTGGCGCCGGCGAGAGCCTCCGAACCCACTGGACAATTACCTGGAGAGCCCGCCTCCGTAATAGTACTACCACTCGCAATAAGCTGATCAGCCCACGCCGAAGATCCAGTGGTATTAACCGATCCGGTCCAATACGCGACGCTGATAATCGCTGTATTGGGACAGCCTTGGGCGGCGGTGAATTCGCCCGGGTTATACCATTGATTTAACAGGCACACACCACCACAAAGATTAATGCTATTAACGGTAGTCGTGGAAGAACCGGTCGGAGCAGACCCAGATCCTGGGCCCGGGCGATAATAAGATCCAGTGCCAGCAATATTAACCGCAAAAGAGCCGGATGAGATATAGATGGGATTAAAATCTCCCAAAGTAACGAAGTCGGTCGGAACTCCCGGGCCCGGGCCTAGGTCATCATCGATGATTGTCGGCATCGGATAAGAAGCATTGTTGTCCGGGTATCCATTATAAACAGCCCCAGTAAGCGCCGTGTTAAGAAACCATGGGCCGCGGGAATTATCATTCATGATAGAACTGCTATCATCAGGATCTGCGCCGAGGAGCAACCATTGAAGTATGTTGTTTTTCAGAGATGTGTTCGTTAATTCAACACGCTTGCCTCCACCATATATCTCTTCCACCTCTGCCTGAACAAGGCATTTGTCATAAACTGCATAATCACACATCGAGCCGGTGAAATTTTGCTGATTGGCGTTGGCCGCGCCGATGTGAGAATTGTATCCAGTGATCGTAGTCGGGCTGCTAGTCGTCGTTGTTGCGCTAGTATCATCCGCCGCATTTACATAGAGGGTCGTTGGATCTGAGGCTCCCCCCGAAAAGGCCACGACCACGTGGTACCAGGTCTCGGCAGTGAAAGTCGTGGTTCCCACGGCGCGGTTGGTGATGGCGCCGCCCTGGAACTGCAATACGGAAGACCCTAGGGTAGTGCCATTGAGGTAAAGCTGGCGACCGTTGATGGAATAGCTGAACAGCCGCGGGTAGGTATCGCCAAACGTAGCAGCAGGCCGCATCCAAAAAGAAACCGAAAAGGCTTTCGCAGACGCCCCTGATCCACCAATCAAAGATTCCCAAACAGCTGGGGCGCCTAGATCTACATTGGTCGTAGTACCATTAAAGGCGGCGTACTTGTTGCTGCGCTGGGTTTGTTGACGTAGATAATCGCCATACTCTTTATCTTGATTGTCCAACGTAAAGACAAGATGTTTCCATCCAGGCTCAGTGCCTATCAACCCGGGCCCCGAGAGCCAATACATGTCCTCCAGAGTGTTCCCGCGCGCGACGCTGAGTCCGAGCATTGGGCCATCTTGGTTGGAGCCGGACTTTAAAAACACGTGGCGCACCATGTCATTGCTATCGGTACCGCCCCAACCAAGTAGCGTTTGCTCCTGGCCCTGGTACTCGGAGGGTGCGCCGCCGGCGCTGTAGCCGGTTGCAGACCACACTGTCCCGCCTTGCTGTAAGGTATTATCAGAAGCATTGAACAGAATAGAAAAAGTAGATCCACTTCCCGAGAGAGCAGTCCACGCTTGCTCCAGGTCCTGGCCGATCCAACCCACGTTATCACCGTCAATAATCGCCTCAGTAGCGGCGATACCTCGATAAAACTTATAAACGTACGAGTCTTCTGATGTCTGAACGGTGAGGGGGAATCGGCCGCGAGTAGCCAGGGTTTCAGGATACAGGGCGAAATCAAACGTCTGCTTCCTAAAATAAGGATCATTCTTGCGTCGAGCTGCGGTTTGTACCACTTCATAATTTTTTTGATAATTTCCTATCGGCCCATGAGCCAGCACTCCCGACAAGGTAGTGCCGACAGAAGCCGTCGTCATTTTAATGTTCTGTATGTTGACGGGGCGCTTGGTACCCACATTTCGCAGTTTATCTCCTCGGGGAAGAGCAGCGTCGTAAAACACCGTACTATTGGGATCATAATTGGGAGAGACCACGCTAATCTCAGTCGCTCCGTTTTCGCCAGCAACATGAGCAAAACGAATTTTGAAGCCCTCTGCCCGACTATCAGCAGTATCTGGGGTTGAGGTGTCGCTCTGATTCAGGGGTACATGGCGATAGGCACGGCCGCCGACAAACTTCTCAGTAAAGGGGCCCTGAGCAGGGATGTCAGCATTATAAACCAAATCATGATGGAGATTGGTAAGCAGCGTACCGCTCGCATAATTTTCAACAACTTCTCTATTATATCCCGTCTCAACCGAACTAGAGTACAGACTAAAGGGCACCAGAAGGTTACCATTGGCCCTCTGAAGCACTTCACCGCGAGCGTCGTCGGGGTCAAGTTGGAATCCTAGTCTTTGCTTAAACGCCGGATGAAACACATCTGTAGTGTTTAGCAATTTCTCAACTTGGCTGCCGCGGCCAACTAAGCGATTAAGCGCCTTTCCGGCGCGGACCGACCCAAAAGGAGTAGTCGCGGTAAATACATAATTGACTCTCTTGTTTTGATTAAAGCCAACGCCTCCTAGCGTATAATTACCACTTCCCCCAAACCTAAAGGGAGACTGTCTTGCGCGTTTGTTTCCCTTCTCGATGGCCTTTAGATAAACCTGTTTGTTGGTATTGACGGGCCCCGTAGATGAAGATAAAACGACATTTCCTCTTTCAGCGCGGGAACGCCACCAAATTGACTTCGCGTCTTGCTCCCCATCAACTGGCGCATGAATCAATTTCCACGCACTGAAATTGATGGGCTGCGAGGAGCCAATCTGTCTTTTGGAGACCGCATTTGCCGAATAAAATCCTGTACCTTGTGGGTCGCCTTCGGGCGATGTCTGCATTTCGGCCTGCTCTTCAGCGCCAACTGCAGTACCCTCGATCTGTGGGTCTTGCTTTTTAACGTTTTGAAATTTATGCTGATATTTGCTTCTCTCAAACATGTGGCTTTCGATAATGGTGCGCACATTGTCGGAGAAATCAGCTGAGGCAGGAACTAGCTGTTCTAGCATTACAGTAAGCGATGAATCAAACCACTTATAAAACTCATAGAACTTTTCAAAATCCACTTCATTGTTGCTGACGCGCTGGAAGAATCTCTCTCGCAAAACTCGAAGGCCCTTATATTCAGGACGATAGCGATTGACTGGCGCGCCGATGATTGTATGCATGTCTTTGAGGGTGGCAAAGTAGTTGATCATCTCAACCGAAAGAGCTTGGGCCATACTCTTTTCGAAAGCAAAAAAGTAATTAATTGGCCGAGAATTACGAGTAAAAATGTTTTGCTCTTGAGCGCCAAGAACCGTAACCATGTCACTTGACTGAACATTTTCGGGAAGCTGCAACTTTGAAGAAACCACAAAATCTTTATCAATACTTCCAGTTGTAGAGGCCGGGAAGCCATATCCGAGGGCGGTGTTCTGCTGACATAAAATGTCTCCCAACCAATCGAAACGGGAGGCTGCAGTAGCAGCACTTCCTGAATATTCATCGGCAACTACAAATTGTCCACTAGCGTTCGACCCTGTATTGTTGGAAAACTCCCAGTTAAATACTAGCGTGTCGGCCTGGAGCACCTCGCCATTTGGCGCCGAATAATCAAAGGGGAACGCATAGAAATGAGGCTGCAGCGATCCGTAGTTCTGTGTGTCAGCAGCATGAGCCTCCAATACGGCGTCATCCAAATAATTCAACCAATAACGGCATGCACTAACCTTAACATCAGACGTGTTCAAGATGGAGCCCGTAAAGTTGGTTCTATTAGCGCCCACGAAGAATCGTTTACTGCCGGTTACAAATTGAGAAACAGGACCCGCAATTGTTCCGCTAACAGTAAACTTATTGCGCAAAAGGCCAGCGTCGTACTGAACGCCGTGTAGTTCAATGATGTAGTTGCCACTATCGGCGCCGGCGACACCGGCGCCGGATCCGGGACCAGCAGCAGCGTATGGATATCTTTCAGGCTTGATTCGTACAGCTAAATTCCAGTGAGTATTGTCGTACACCTCCTCAAATAGTGGTGATCGCAACAACGGTACAACGCCAACACCGCTCCCCGTAAGAACAAAGCGGCAGTTATCCGAGGTAATGTCTTCCCTTTCAGTAAAAACTTGATAGTTAACAAAATCATCAATTTCCCATGTAGTATCAGTCTGAGATCCCTGAGTGCCATAAACCCCAAACAAAGAAGAGCTTATCGCATTTGTATCAAAATAAAACGAAGCAGCTGGGTCAGGCTTTTTCGGGAAAAGGATCTGTGTCTCTAGCGTCTGGGCATATCCGCCTGTAAGTCGCGTATCCGCGGGTATAAACCCAGTGGTATTTGTCGAGCTGTTGGAGTCTTGATATTGAAAAACGGTCGCTGTATAGTTATCTTCTTTATTAAAGTCGACGTACCTATCAGTTACCGACACAATGCGTCGGTTGTTCTCCATCTCATACTCGATGCCGGCGCCGTACATGTTGAGCTTTATCAGGTCGTCATCAATACCAAAACATCGAATCAAATTACGGAAAGATTTCTCGGTACCCTTTGATTTATAAATGTAAACTAAGTTATTATAAATGTTTTGATAAATGGTGTTTTTAACATCCTGGAGGGATTTTTCATAAACTTTATCTTCGCTTCGGTCTGCTAGTTTTTCTAGGATGTCGGCATCTATAAATAAATCGGGAGCGATGAGGCCGGACGAATTCAAAAGGCGCTCGGCAAAAGGAAGGGGCTTGGCGCTGCTTGAAGGATAGGTAACATTTTTTAGAGTTGATACCGATTCTATCTGAAGCTGCAGGGTGTCGAAATAGCTCGACATTATTTGGGTCAAATACTTAAGTTGTTTTTGACCTTCCGCGTCAGCCTCGGTAATCCATGAAGGGATCGAATTATACATCGAAGCATTATTGTCAACATCGTGCTCTGAGCCGGTAAGCTCCAGTTTGTCACCAAGAGCTATGACTTCCGGATGAAAAGAGTAAATAATGGGATCTTTATATTCGCGTACTGCTGCGGCCGACTCAACAATAGCAGAGTCTGTAGAACGGGCGCCGTCGACATAACCGGTCCAAGCTCCGTTAGTAACGCGGCCGGAATAGTCCAACACGATAGAATCAGTTGCTGCAACCCCGGTGATTCCTTCATTAAACTTATAATAAACTCCGAGGGTGGTATTAACATCCTCCGTAGTTTCCACAAACGGTTTTGGATCGACATTGGACCCACCACCGACTTGAGTAAACCAATGTCTACCAATGTTCTTGGCGCTGCGCTCAGTTTTCCAATAGCGAAATTCATCCAAAGATGCGGAGAGTTTTCCTGCATAGGCCGGTGCACCGGAAGCGCTCGGAGATGTAATCAGCGCTCCGACTGTCGCGCGCAGGGCGCCGGTTACTTCATTAATACTAGAAGTGCCCAAGGTCGCCTGGTTTTCGGGACTCCCGTCCACATAGAAAACGCTCTTAAAGCCGGTCGAGGATGACATAAGAGTCAACGCATAATGATGCCACTTACTATCGGCAAGAGATGAGGTGGTAAAGCCACTCGAAGCGATGGGGCTTTCGAAAACACCTTTGGTGCCAGACATGGCTGTCAAAATAAAAGGATTTGCGCCATCCACAGTGGCGGTGAGCTCTAGCCGAAGGCGCCCATAGTTATCCGCAGAAGAAGTAATACCGTTCCACAGGTCGAAAACAACCTCTTTCCTGGTCTTGTTGATGTCGAACGCATCCTTCTTGAGCCAAAACTCCAAAGAAACACCCTTATTTTGCACATCATATTTAAGATTGCTCTCCCGATTCTTTGAAGGTTCATAATAATTGGACCCAGTAAACTGAACATCGATGGGCGTCATTCCGCCCGCATTAATGTGAGGGCCGCCTTCTAAATAAATGTATTCTAAGCTCGACGGGAGGCCGTATCCATCGACGATAGTTGTGCCGTCGGCTAACGCGCCCCAGCCACTTGGGGAAAATAATGCATAACCATTTGTTCGAGGATACTCATTGTTGTATAGATAAAGATCTAAATAGGTTGACTCATTTTCCCATTTAACGCGCTCGCGAAGGGAACCATCATAGGGAAAATAATCATAAATTCGCTTTAGAGACTGCTTATAATAATCAACAGCAGACCCATAGCGGGCGAAGTTTCTTGGAAGCGAAAAATCTACAGAAGGGATAAAACGCTCTTCGCGAATTATGTCTTCTTGATGGTAGCCAACAGATTCTACTTCAGCCCCAATTTCTTCGGCTGATTTGTTGGCCAGAGCTTGAATAGATTTTGCTTTATTATAATAATCCTTTAAACTCATGTCCTAATTATCAATCAACTCTAAATTTCCATGTTTGAGGCTGTACTTGCCAGTCCGCTATGCTATCGTTATAATAGGCTAAACTAATTTGATACATGTATCCCGATTCTAGAAGCGACATGTCAAGATCAAAATAGTTTCCATCCTTATCGTACGACGTATATGTACTCAAATGGGACCCTGTACCAAATGGAATCGCCGGATAATTATCCGTGACACGCGTAATAGAATAAGATGCGCTGGTTATAATGTCTGTGGGATTATTGGCAGTCGCCTTAACATAGATTGTTGGATTCCAGTTGCGATCTCGAATAAAAAACCTAAACCGGGCCTTTTCTGATGGTAAATATGATTTTTTAAGGTTCGAACATGTCGTGACCTTAGTAAACGTCGGCGCAGCAGAATAAGTTGGCATCTTCTCGGGGTAGATCGATCCGGTGAAATATTGTACGCTAGAACTGTGCCACATGTCAAACACTACTAAAAGAGGAGTGGCTGCAGCAGTGAGCGCGACGGATGCCGAATAAATCCCGGTGCTTACATGGCCACCGGTGATGTTGGTGTTGCCATCATACAGGGTTAATTTCGATCCTGTGGGTGCCGTCGAGCCAGAATAAATGGACACCAGAATGTTGTTGGTACCGACAGCTGGGATATCTACCAATCGTCCTCTAATGTAGTTATACAAATAGAGAGTATTAAGGTTATCGTCGGCCGGCGCCAAAGAACTAGAATAATAGAAGTTCTCCCTGTCATCTTGAACTCGCGAGTCCCAGCGGGCTTCAATGTGTGGCCGCTTAAAGAAAAATTGACTGGATCGAGCGAAAAATTTCTTAGTATAATAAGAATCTTTAGCCCCACCGGTATTGTCGATTAAGACAGAAGTATCGGCGCCAGTAGAACTAGAAAAGTAGGCTTCTTGACTTGCTGTTAGATGAACTCCAAAACCATGATTAGAGTGTGTTCCTGCAATCCACTGCTCCACGGTATGAGTAACGTCGAGATCGATGTCTTCCCAGCCCTGCCCAAAGTATACATTATAATCGACAGCTCCATTTGCCGCAGAAAGATAATCCCCGCCAATAGAATCCCAGGGAACCCCACTACTAGCAGAAATCCAATTGGCAGTTCCTAAATCTTGATACTCATCCATGTCGAGGCCGGTGCCTTCGTTCCAGGACATCGAGACAGGGGTGACCACTAGATTAAAATCTTGAGGAAGCGTAAAAGGGTGCTGTGCGTTGTGCATGCGTAAATAAAATGCAACGCTGCCGCTAGCGGGTAGCGTACCAGCCGTGCGATCTGCACTAATCTGAGATATCGGAAACTTAATTAACGCACGGGATAGTTCTTGAGACTGGCCTAGGCTGGATCCTGAGGTCTGGCCATAAATAGAAAAAATCTCCAGGGAGTCGGCATAGCCCATGTTGGAGCCGGTGCCACGCGTGGAAAGGTCGGCCTCAAAAGCATTTGTAATAGTTGTATCTGCGCTAGCGCTATATCTTGCAATTGCCATTACCTGATCGTTCCTTGAATGTCAACGTTGGGAAACTTTAATTCAAAAATTGTTGTCTGTGCTGCCTTGATCATGCTTCCATCAGCCGAGAGGTTACTATCAAAATCATAATTGCTCTCCGAATAATTTCCGCCCTGCTTGGGGACAATCTGTACGTCATATACATCCAAAATGCCCTTCACCTTTAACAACTCCCTATACACGTCCGAAATTAATATCCCCTCGCCAATGTCATAAGCATTCGACGCATAAAACTTGGCTAGGCGCTGATTGGCCCTACTGATTACGGAAAAGCGATTAGCATTTGCTTGCAGAGTCACTTGATACTTTATTCCAAAATTTACTATCTCAGCGTCTAAAATGTCGATGGTGTCATTAATCATTTTATACTGCATTAGCCAATTTTTAACATTTGTTTTTAGGGTTGTGTTGCTCGCAATCAATTTTCCGCTTGTATTAGTAGAGATCACATACAAATTTAAATTACGCTTAAACTCATCAAAATCTTTAATAATACGTGCTCGGTGTACCGCGCCGAACTTCCCGGGCATGCCGTAAACAATTGCCTGATAATCTTGTGCCGTAACCGCCCGATTTTGCGTTGCGAAGAAACTTCGGGAGCGCTCTTTGATCTCTGTTGATGTTGGGAGGGCAATGCTCCCCACAAACGGCTCCTCGTTAGTTACCTCTAAACTATTGATGACGCTGTTTCGTGTCGTATTCAACAAAGCGTTCGGGTTGATAAAACGAAAAGTAGGATTCTGAACACTGATGACAGTGTTAACTGCTGCATTAACGTCCCTATTACTATTGAGACGATAAGAAATAGTAAGCTTAGTATTGCTGGGTGCAACGCCGAACTTATCAGTGCTAATCAATTGAGTGGGATCAAAATCTAAATCTGTAATGTAGTCTCTACCATTAAGGTCGAGCATCAGATGAGTGGGGTCCAAGACCGAGTTGCTCATAAGTTCTGAGTCTGATCCGTATCCAAACTGTAAGAAAGACTCTGTACTAGTTTGCTCTAGAACAAATCGGCGCGCGACCGGTACGGCCTTCAGAATACTGGCAACAGTGGAGCGGTTTGTGTCTGTGTTGCGGATTGCTTTATAAATCACATTTTGGGATAGATTATCAACCTCAACATATTCGTGCCCTTCGGCATCGACCACGCTCAAAATTTCTGCAACATTAGCCACTCGAAGTGGAATCTTTAAAAACCGTTCGAAATCTCCAACATTAACTTCTTCTATAGCAGCATGACCGGACACGGCGCGGCCGAGGGCCCTGATGATGTATGAAGTGGCATCACCGGTGTTTGTGCTTACTTCGCCTGCCACAACCTGATTGGTCGCCACTGAAAAATCAACATCTTCCAATAGCGTATACGAGCCACCACCAGAAGATCCAAAGACGGAGCCGGCTTTAAGAACTGGGGCATAGTCCAGATCTGGGCCCGCGCCGACGCTTGTAGATGGAACCTTAATATAAAATGTCAGCGTGCCATAAGAAGAGGGGCTGGCTGGGAGACGAAACCCAAATTGTCGAGCATGACGAACCACATTGCTATATTGAATAGCAGAATCCATAAAGCTCTCGTTAGCCTGATAATCTACATAGAAAGATAAGATGTCGCCAATGTAGGCAACCGTGTCCAACATAAGGGCGCCGAAAGATGCTTCACTGAAATCTTTGATTGTATCTGGATAGTACCTTTTGGCGTATTCTTCCAGGTCTTTTCGAATTGAATCAAAGTCTCGGCTTGTATAGTCTATAGCTTGTTGTTTTTTTGGCATTGCGCAGGTCCGTTAATAATTAGTCGCCAACCTCAATTTGAAGCGTTTGAGAAGTCTGTAGCGGTACAATTGTGAAATGTATTGTAAGAGAAAGGGTGTGAGGATACACATCTGGGCTATTTTCAGGTACTGAAAAATCTACCCTGTCTATGTGTAAATAATTTAGATATCGACTAACTTGGGACATGATCCGGTCGTTAATCGCCGCATGGAGGTCAGGGGTGTTTTGTTCGAACAAATAACTTTTTAGGCCGACCCCAAAATCCGGGTTCATCATTCTCTCCCCGGGGTTCGTCAGCATAAGCATCTTCAGGTTTTGTGTGGCCAGCTCTGTATAACTTGTAATAAGACCATATGGCCCATCAACACTGTCTAACATCAGGGGCAATCTTGGTGCGATTCCTGTCATTATCTTTTCTCCTCTCTATAATTAACACTCACTTGCGCTTTCTTCCTCAGAAACATCGGTTGTATTGGCCCCGGCTTCGGTGCCCTCTTCGTCGAGAAGATCTTCGAGTTCTTTTCCAAGTAACATTAACAGCAGATATATAATTCCAAACGGACCTGGAGGGGCCATTAAGATACCCAATAACGTACCAGTAAAATCAACTCCCTTAATAGTAATCTTCGGCAACACCTTATCTTTTAGTTCTTCGGGAATCTTGTTTCTAAGATCTCGCGGGTCGTTTTGGCCCTCGCTATAGCGCAGCCTAATGTGGTCTCCAGTTTCAAATGGTCCTGCTAATCTATTAGCATCATGATTCCACATGGGGTTGCCGATAACCATTGCGCCGCCTACCCCAAGGGGTCCTGTGCCCAAAAAGTTATCTGAATCAGGCGCTGGCAAGCGCAAGGCGTCGTCCTGAGATCGGTTTCCTGTTCCCAGTATAAATCCAGAATTGGCTGCTTTTGTGACGACCGCCAACAGACAAAACAGTAATTTTAATACGTTCTCTCCCGACAACCCGGGCGCTAGCGGCGGAGGCATCGGGGGCCCCGAGCCAGGTTCGCCGTCCGGCGGAGTAGAGGGTGGGCCTCCTTCCCGGATCAAAACGATTGGGGGTGCCTGGTCAAGAAACTGAGCAGCTATCTGAAAAGCGAACGCACTAACTTGACGTATGATTTCTGAGATACCCACATGGGGATCCATAGTTTTGGCAACACCTTTCAAAATTTCAATAGGTGTCTCAATTAGCATCTTCAAAATGAAGTCCATTATAGATGTCTTGAAGTCTCCTAAATCAAGATCTTGAGCGGGTCCTCGGAGGGCTGCAGCCTCCGCTTGAGGTGATTGGCGAGGCTCTTTTACTATAGCATTTTCGCTAAGGGTGGCGTCCATAAAAATTTCAATACATCGAAATTTGGGTCCTCTAAGAATGTCTTCCATTTTAGGGAAAGTTTTCGTGGTAAGATAAAAGTTATACATAATGGGAACCAAAGTGGTTAAGGTCCGATCAAACGTTTTATCAAAATAGTCCTTAAACACACCGTCCCCAACAATTAAATCAAGCTCACTGTCGGTTACGCGAGATGAGGGGCCCATGTATTGTTCAAGCTGGCTCTGAAGTGCTATCTGGTCACCGACGCGATGATTGGTATGAATGTGGCCCGCTAGAGGCAATTCCCCATCTAATGTCGCCAAAACGAAACGGCGCAAAGTACGATGACTGTCCAGTGTCAAAGATTGGTGCTTATAGGCATGTCTACGTATGCCGCGGCCGTTAAAAGATATAATCTCATCTTCTTCTCCGCGCGCAGAGGTCATGCTCTCGGGGGCATAATAAACTATGTCATATTTAACGCGCAAATTTGTAAACTCTAGCTCAGGAAAGAGTTCCGTATAATTAATAGACTTGCGCCAGTAGGGATTATAAATTACATTTGCAAACAAGTTAAGTTCTAGTCCAGCTTGCTTACCGGTGGTGTTATCAATAATCCTCGGCGTCGGCATCCGGCTGCTTCTGTTCCGAACTGCATCCCACACCACCCTTCTTTCCAATACTAGTTTGCCATAACTCAGCGTCTGCGCACCCAAATTACGTGCGACCGCATCTGAATGTGCCTGGACCCGGGCTTTGGCTGAGCGCCCACGCGGGTTGCCTCCTCGATAGATCAGTTCACCCCACGGAGACCGGTAAGTTCCAAGGCTGCCGTCACTATGCTTAACTGTAATTGGACGATTCTCGGAGGCTGCGCCGTCGGCGCCCAGGGCCCAGCCATTAAACCATGCTGGCTGTACCGTAAGGACGTCTTCCACGAAAGCGCGGTCGAAGCTTTTAGGGTTAGTAAGATCTGAAGATCTCTTTACTGCATTGGATACAGTACCCCGAGATCGAAGAATGCGTTCGCCAGCAAGAAATTCCACAATAGCGTCAAAATCAGTACCATCAAATACTGTTCCAGCCGGAAAAACAACTTCGCCCAAAACATTTGTGATGCCTCCAGCAGCTACAACCGTGCGTCTTTTGATTTTCTTATTAAAGAACTCTACCATTTTGGTGCGTACCATCGGATAGGACTGAACTATGCGTATGGTTTCGTCACGAATAGTGGTGGCCATAAAAGCCTTGACAGTAGGGAGCTCTAAAATTTCATCAATTTCAAAAGCAGCGAAAACAAAAATGTTTTTAATTATGAACTGGGCCACGTGAATTTGAATCAGGAGCAAAAACATGCCATACCGAATTACATCTCTTATTTTCGAGCCCATGGGATTAGGACCTGCGTCATCGTCATAACATAAAGAATCTAACATTTCTTTTTGCAGGTCGGCCAAAATCATGTCAACATCTAATAAATCCGCTACATTTTCCGGAAGACAATTGGTATTATCATAAAAGAAATTTAACGAGTCGAGGCGCTCGGTGTTGAAAATTCCATTTTGTGAAATAAAATTAAAAGTCGCCTCCACTTGGCCCGCATAAGCGGACGGAAATAAAACAGTATCAAAGAGTCGCTTCATGCGGTTGTCTATTGTCCTCGGCTCCTGCTCTCGCAGAAGCGCTTCGCTGAACATGGCAACACAAGGATTACAATCCCGATTATTTGAAGGCTCGTTCACTGGGCCCGGCACATCTAGGTGGGTAGAAGCAGGCTCTGCAGGAAGCAGCGACGACTTTAAAGTCACATCTGCCAACTTCATGGTATCGGAAGAAACTATAGTGGATTTCTTTGGGAAAGTAATATTTAAAGAATCTCCCGACTGTGTTGTACTTTGAAGCAAGTAACGAGGGATTGCACGGGGGCCAAGGACCGCCCCGGCAGGATCAGCAATCCACTGAGTAGTTACTGGCATTGGGAACTCGAACTTGAGAGTTATGGGCTCATATCTGCCGCTGCGAGATGAGGGATACTGCACTGAGGTGAAATTATTTGACACCACTTGTTTTATCCATCTTCTTCGTTCAGTTTGAAACTTGGGCCGCGGCCAAAGGAAGGCATCAAATTTATCTTTAAAAGATTGAGGAAAAACATACGTAGTGGATACCGAAGTAGATCCGCCTGGGCCCGTCGTGGCAGTAGAAAGATCCGAAATGCGTGTCTCTATCTCACTTATTGCATCTTGGAATTCAGGATTGTTTAGCAACTCTTTTAGGACATCCACGACAGTCTCGAAAATATCTTGAGCGACGCCTGCTTCAACACCTAAGATGTCTGCCAAGTCACAATGCTCATCTAAGTCGTCCAGAACATCACCAATGCCGGTGAAAGTATCCTTCACTGTGCCTAAAATTGCCCGCTGTACATTACTCAGGCCCTCGGATTCAGGGCTCTGCTGCAGAACGCCTGTCTCTTCAAGCATCTTGCGCATCTTCTGGGTTTCTGGGTCTGTGGTGACGCGAGGCTCTTTAAGAATTTGCTGCGCTGCATCAATTCCTAAGACAAAATCCTGCTCTATCACCGAAACGAGCTGATCAAACATTGCAGGGATTTCATCACTTACCAGAGGATTAGAAATATAATCATCTCTTAAAGGACACGTCAAATTAATTCGATCGCCCGGATGGTCGAGTTCGAGGCCTTCGGCAACTTTCTCCAACAAATCCGTTAAACGATCGGGTATCGCTTCCTCCAATAAACAAATGTTATCCACATTAGCGCGGAAAAGCTCCGTAGCTATTTTATTACAAAAATCAGTCAAATCTACAAACCGGTTGAGATTATAGAAGAATCCGAGAATTGCGCTTCTCGTATTCAAACTGTCTCGAATTGTGCTATCCGAATAGGCCAAATTAAATTCTAAAATTTTAACAATAGTTTCATCAGTTACCTCAACTTGATTTGTAAAAAGAAAACAAATCTCCATTGAACTCAGAATCTTTGACCCATCCTGTAAATATAACCACATTTGCTGTTGTGTAAGGCCTGCGGCGGAGTTGTCGAGCATTTGATCCAAAGCCGATTTGTTTGAAATATTGGGGAGGTCTTGGGCGCCCGAGGTTAGGTTATCTTGCACCAAGTCTGACATGTTTGTGTCTCCATAGTCTTCGGCACGAGGATTATTAAGTTTGCACAATTCTTTAAGGATGTCTGCCAGAGCTTTAACAATCTCCAGAACCCCTTCCATCAAGGTATCGAGCATAACTTTTAATACTTTATCCCATAATTTTCCATCCAGCGTAAAAGGTGCGAAGTCAAGTTCTGGTGGTTTCGGAACCGTAAGACCGCCTCCGGCGCTAGGAGGTGATGGGGGTTCATAGATCTGTGATCCGACAGTGCTGATGGCATTGCCCACCGCTCCCGAAATGCGGCCAAATGCTGGCGCCAGACCGAAAGTAGCACAAATCATTGCTTCTTTAGCCAATTCATCAATTCCGATGTTGCGCAATAAAATGCCCAATTTAGAATTTCCCTTCAGGCCTGGAATTTGTCCATTCAAAATTTGTGTGATTACTTTTGTGACTTCAACTGCCGTGTTCACACTTCTTGCTTTGGCCGCCATTCGTAACTTGCGATAAACTTCAGGATTTTCTCTAATCTTTGTTTTCCATTCACGGGCCTCTTCGGGCGTAAGAGCAAGAACAAATCCCTTTTCCAGAGCCTCTGTTTCGCCCAAATCAATAATTCCCTGTTGTACCGCTTCGCGAAGGATTGGATTCTTAACCGGAGGAGGAGGAGGCGGCAAGTCATCCCACACAAAATTGGAAGGCATCCCGAATTCGCCCGGGCCTGATGATTTCATAAACTCCATAAATGAGAAATTCGGCGCATCATAGTTAGCAAAATCTCGCATGCCCCGAATCAACGCATCATAATTTTTTAAAGTACTAAGAACCAATGGATCATTCATTTGAGGATTATAAAGCACATTTGTCAAATAACCCGTCTTTAGGTGACGCGTGGTTTGTGAAATATGATTCACCACATATGTTATACCCGCTATAGCTTTATTGCCGTTTGCGCGTTTACCAAAAGATAACGTAAGGGTATCGGCCTGAGAAAAATCGAGGAAGGGGCCCCCAACCGTAAGATTTTCTCCCGGGGCGGTGTTCTGTACATCCGTCAAATCCTTCATTAGACCCTGAACAACCACCATGTTAAGAACCTTGAGAACCGTACTCTGTGCTGAGTTAAAATCTAAATTGATTGGTAGTGTTCCCTCAAACCCAAGAAGCTGAGTTTGGAACATGGACATACCTTCTGTGGCTGTCGCATTGTCTTCCATCAGATTAGCAATTTGCAGCACCGTGCTTCCGCCTATAATAGAAATTCCTTCATCCTCGTTAAACAATTCCAAAGAAGTATTTACATCCGGAAGGAGATCAAGCGCCTCAAGAACGCCGCTAAGTTCTTTGGGGGAAGAGGCACTATAGAAAATGGTTTCAGATCCTATGGGATCCTCTAGTCTCATTACTTTATTATAATTGACATCCTCAGATGTAACGTAAGCTTTCAATGCTGCCACTTCTTCAGCATTCAGCCTTAAATCAAGAAGAGGACGCATAGAAGCCAAAACCACATCTTTGGTGCGCCTTAAAATTAAATCATGCGGACGATAGTAAACCACATTCAGCGCTGCTTTGATTGCCTGGCGTACCTGATAATATGCTTCTAGTTGTCTTCCGGCGTTGGTATACTGGACCTCAAGGTCGCGGATGTCGCTGCGATAGAAAATGTAAAAATCAGGAAAATAATGCAAAAGTATCCTATTGGTGCAACGATTCTTTATCCGCTCCAATTGGCTTTCGAAGTCTGCGACATCCTCGAACTTATCAAATAAAGTTTTAACCTTAACGCTGCCGTCATCTGGAATATAAAATGGAATGTTATCTTTTTTAGAACGATACCCCGTGCTGTCTGCGGCGATGGCGCTTAAATAAAAGTCAGATGCATTTGCCATAATAAAATTTCTTAATTGTTGCTGTTATAGGGACTCAAAATGTGCAACCCCTTCTTATCCTCATCAACAGTTTCGGCGCCCTTATATTCTAGATAATCTGCTTTAATGTCCTGAAAGCCTTTCTGTGTTAGAAACGATCCGACTTCCACTTTTGTAATGTTGTCGATCTTGGTTCTAATGCCAACTGGCTGTGAGGTCAGCAAGTCTGGGGATGTCTGGTTGGCGTAAAAGGGGGAAAAATGCGTATGTTTAGCCAAGGCGTCTAGAAATTTGCCCGTTTGGCTAGTGTACGTAGTAAATGATGAAACGGTCTTAGAAAGCTGATCCAGTATAATGAGCAACAGTTGGCGCAAGTTTTCTCCCTTCACCATCGGCTGGAGCTCTTCTTCTGCCATACATGCTATAAGATCAATTCCGTACTGCCGAGTTAGTGCCTTTGTCAGCCTGCCGCCCAACGCATTCAGTTCATCTGTACGAGTCACCAGCTTTATATTTTCGCGAGCGATTACTCGAACATTGTCAGCTTTTATAGCGACTGCAGATTTTGGATCCTCGTCGGTACTGTTGCCAACTTTCCCGGGAGGTAAGCGAAAGTGCTGATCAACGCCTGTCTTTTGGCTTAAATAGATACGAGCTGCATCCGCAGTGAGGTCATTATCAACAAGATTTGGCTTTCCAGACCGCCAGGCGCGGCTTTTAGCAAAGAAGCCCTTGCGGCCGGCGACGATGTCAATTGCTGCGCAATGAGTTGCGCCGGGGTATGCTCCAAAACCAGTCGCAGGGCCTGCGGGCCGGTCTAAGCCCAACACTATAAATGCATTACCTTTCTGGTATACCTTCTCATTATCAAGTTGTTGATAGCGAGGAACATCAAAATTGGGGCGAGGTGCGCCGCCAGAGCCTAAAAAAATGTCCTGCATTGGCTCAGGCAGTAAATCAAAATGGGCGCGCTCTGTTCTGCACATTGCATCCAGCTGTATTATCGGGCTGGATTTGCGTGGTACTGCTTTTAATTCTGGCATTTTATTTTGCTCCTTTCTTTATCCAGGGGAATCTGTAGCTGAGGATCCAGAGCTGTCGTCGGGGTCCGGATCGGTTGCGGTTACTGCCTGATTTGCTAGAATTACTTTGCCGGCTTTCTTGACGATCAACTCATAAGCGCCGAAGCCAAGATAGTTACCGGCTGCATCTAGTTTTATTGTCTCAGCAACCTTTGCAGTATTGCCTAGGTTTCCTCCGGCTAGGTACGCCGTTTTATTTTCAATCTTATAGACCACATCTCCGTGAGAATATATCTCCTTAGCTTTTGGCCCTACCAAGCGTGCGCCTGTAGGGGGCTTAATAAGAACGTCGCCAACATTAGCTTTGATTTGCGCATTCGAGCGAAGCGATTTATCTCCATGAGCAGGTATGGTTGTAGTCATCCATAAGGACCAGTTGCCCTTCCCTTCTTTGGCTCCTTTGGCGTAAAGAGTATGAGCACCAGCCTTGGGAAATGAAGAGTCTACTTTTCCAATTACATATGAAACAAAGGCAGCCGACCAAGCGGGCGAGCCTGGTTTATTAGCATCGGGAGTAATTCCGACGTTTCTATAATAATCTCCAAGTCGCGACTGAACCGAGTCAAGAGACTCCACCTTATAGGTCTTTGTATATCCGGCAGGAGCGAATCTTTTGTGAGGAGGGGAGCCCCAATAATTTAATTCCTTTTCAACAGCGTCCTTAAAAGTTTGCTTATTGAGATCCTCACCAACAACTAGATCCCCTGGCTCCAATGTGGGCAGCGCGCTACCCCCCAGGCGCTCTCCTTTAAGTTGATAAACATAATTATCAACTGCCCTATTCACGGCAGGCGTTCCTGGTATCCCCTTACCGAATTGGCCTTCGAGAGTGCCTCCAGCACAAGGGTCTTGTACCGCCATAAAAGATGGCGGAATGCTTCCTTCTACGCTAACAATCGTTGGATCCAATAAGTTTTGAAAGTCACCATATTCCACCTTTACAATAGCACCAATCGGCAAGCCGCCGGCATGTTCTGATGAAACAGAATCTAAAATGTTAACGCGCTGGTAAGTATACAGTATTGGGTCATGGGTAGAGCGCGGGATCGGTCTAGGCTCGATTTCAGGAATGTAAACTTTATAATAGAGGCTATACCCCTCATAGCGATTAGTCGACTCCTCGCTGGTCTTGTTATACTCGGCCTGCTTTAGAAAACTTTCACGAGACCCTCCCCCAACGTAGGTCGTGGTTTCATTAAGCACTTGCACCACAATTCCGTATAAAGCGTTAACTGAGGTTAATGCATCTTTGGCATAAGCTGCAGCCAGAGCGCTGTTTACATAATCCTGGCCGCTACTACGGCGGCGAGAAGCTGAGTTATGCACCCCCGATTCTTGAAAGTTATTAAGGACCCCGTACGACAAGTCTGTAAGAGTAAATGCGGAAGAGTCCATTTTGTCATTCATCTTCTGATTGTCCTTCATTCAGAAGATCGAACAACTCTTCCTTGTCTTGAGCTGACAATCCAAATTGTTGAACGTTTTGTTTTTGCAGAAGATTCGCCAATTTTACCATCTGCTCGTTCGATCGCTGCAAATTTTCGACGTATTTGGCGGCTATGGGGCCTAACTCCTTGCGAGCCGAATCAGATACCTTCATGTCATTTACGGCGTCCATCAATAAAGATTTTGCCATAGCGCGATCTTCGCGAATGTTGGTAGTGGTTTCTTCGATGTAGTCGTCTAAATTTAGATTTCGCCGCTTTCCCATTTGTCTTTAAATACCTTATACCTTTTTCTCAACTTATTTAAGTTATTCACCACTTGTTTAGTGTTGAGTCCTGTAATCTCCCGCAGGTATAAATAAATAGCTTTTTTGTTGAAAATTTCTATAGTATCGGCAGAGTCTAACAAAATTCGGACTGCCATTAATACCTTCTTTTCATTTTCCTTGAGCATAAAAGAGCTCCAGGTATCTATTTCATTGTTCAACGAAGACCAAAACTCCATCTCGCAGCGTACCGCTTCATAGGTCGGTTCTTCTGACACCAGATCTTCATCCAGCTCGTTGAGAACGTCCTCCATAAAAACTTCTGTTTGGTTCCTCTTTTGGGTTCTTTTAACTTTATGAATAAACCAATTTTTAGTAACAACGCTAAAATATGAAAAAGCTTTTGAACCCTTGTTGGGATCATACTTATTTAAGATGGTAGTAAGCCAGACCTTGCAATCTTCTTTAAGATAATTAATGTTTGGAAGCGACGTGAATCGATAAGTATAGATTATCTTATCCACCATCTGATCAAAAGCAGGCTGAATGTATTCAACATACAACTGTGTTCTTAACTCTAAATCGTTAGAGTTGGCATATTTTACGATGGCATCTTCATGCACTTGCGTAAAATAATGATTTTTAGAGCGGCTGCGGCGCTTCCTCTTCTTCGGCGGCATTTAATTCTTCCTCTATTTCTTCATCCAGCGTAAATTCAAAAATTTCCCTAAATCTCTCCATCTCCGCGGTTACATCACGAATGCGTAAAATCAACTCTTCAACCATCGGCTCACCACTATAATTATCCATACTGTATAAAGCTTTGACAAATACCTGAAAGGCCTTGGTCGTTAAGTACAGATCTGATAAGTTCTCCGAAATAAAAAGAAACTTTTTCAATAATTTTGCGATGTACCACATCAGCAAAACATTTAATAATAGTGATACGCATAAGGATGTAATTAACATCATCGAGCTTTATCCAAATCTTTTCGTTGTTGCCTCAATTCTTCCCGGGAATTTTCAATAAATTCTTCGGTGATTTGCCCTACTTTTTGTTTTCGAGCCTTAGCGCCCGTAGAGGTGCTGAAGGATGTTAAAACCTTCTTAAAGCCCTCTGCGGAGGAGCACTCGGGACATTGAGTTTGAGTTTCGTCGGATAAGTGCGAGATAACTAAAGTTTTTTCGCACTTATCGCAATGATAGACGTATCTAGCCACGACGTGGCTGAGATTCCACCTTGACTAAACGCTTATGAATGTCGTTAAGGTGTTTTTCCAAGTCTCTTGCTTGTTCGCTGAGCGCGTTGCGAAGCAAGTTCTCCACCATCTCTCTAACTTCTATTTCGGTAAGAGGGGTGGGAGTAGTCTTTTTAGTTGGTGCCATGTGTTGATTCTCCTTTCTTATTCTTCTTCTTCTTCCGGAAAGGCCATCGTTACGCCCTCCAGAGAGACGACGGGCGGGTTAGCTACCACAAGTTCGGACGCTTTTCCTCCCCATCGCTTAGTTCCGGGTGCCTTTTCAAAGTCCATCCCGCTTAACAGTGGAACAATGTCGGTTTGTTCCATCAGTGATTTTTGTAATGCCATCATTAATGCTCCGATGGCCTGATTTGATAATTTCATCTTATCCTCCTATAAAATTTAATATGTATTCTTCTAATTTAACTTGCGGCGTCCATGTCGTCATCTCCGTCGTTTTAGAAATGTCAGCCAAAGTGTTGCGTGCTTCGCCCGGGCGACCGGGGATGTATTCCGCAGTGCCACCGAACATGGCAGCGAGTTCATTGATTGAGTGGTTTGTGCCGGTTCCTAAATTAAAGACGTCCCCGACAAACTCATGCTTAGAAATAGCCAGCAAGCCAGCGCAAATGTCCCCTACGTGTGTAAAGTCTCGTCTCTGCTCTCCATCGCCTGTGATACTCAAAGGTTCGTTCTCTCGATGCTTCTTTTCAAAAATGCCCACAACCGTGGCATAATCCCCCATTTCAGGCTGTCGCGGGCCGTATACATTGAAGAAACGAGCGATCGCCGTAGATACCCCAAAACACTTTGCATATAGCTGACAGATTTCTTCTCCGTGCCACTTAGCAAATGCATAAGGATTTAAATAAGGGCCCCCGTAAAATGAACTTGAGCCGGCATAAACGACTTTTGCGCCGGATTGCCGGGCAAACTCGCAGACCTCAGCAGTGCCGTATGAGTCAATACTTATCGTCTCAAGAGGCTTTTTAAAGCTGGGCTGGATCCTGGCTAAGGCTGCCAAATGAAAAACGACATCAAATTTTTCGCCGCCTCTTTTCTCATTGATGGTGCGGATGTCTTCAATCCAATAGGTAACATCTGGTCGACGATAGTTTTCACTACTAGAGTCTGAGATCAGGTTGTCTATTACTGTCACCTCATGATCGCCAGTGCTCATTACTAAATCGACCAAATTCGACCCAATAAACCCAAGCCCACCAGTTACTAAAACTTTTCGCATGCTATTTGCCTCTCAAAACGCTATAATTGTCTTCAAACCATTTACAAGTATTAGACAAGCCTTCTTCAAAAGAAGTATAACTTATTGAACTAAAAGATTTAAGTCTCTCTCCATCGGAGGGCTTTTTCACTTGACCCTTAGGCATTGAGGTGTCCCACACTATTTCATTAGTGAAATCAAAAATCTCTGCGATTTTTTCGGCCACATCTTTAATTAGGTGTTCTTGTGTATTTCCCACGTTAAGAGGTTCCGCCCCATCGTACTCATTCAATAACTGTACCAGTATGGTCGCAAGATCCAATGCATAGGTAAATTCTCTATAAACCTGGCCATCGCCCCACAACACCGCATTAGTATCGTTTTGTCTGGCTTCATAAATTTTTCTGATCATGGCAGGAATGACGTGAGAATTATCTAAGTCGAAATAATCATTTTCACCGAACAAATTGTTGGGTATAACAGTGATAAAGTTGCAATCGTATTGTGCTCGATAGGCGCGAGACTGGACGTCCAGCATCCTTTTGGCGTACGCGTACCCGTAATTAGACTGGTGGGGTGGCCCTATATGCATCGATTCTTCTCTGAGAGGGTAGGGTGCCTCGCGCGGGTACACGCATGTACTCAACAAAGACAAAACCTTTTCCACTTTCGCGATGCGGGCGCCCTCTAGAACGTTGGTATTAATCAGTATGTTATCGCAATAAAACGACCCCAAATTCTCCATGTTGGCCTTTACGCCGCCGACGCGGGCTGCCAAGTGAATTACCCGAGAAGGATTAAAACGAGAATAAAGCTCTTCCGTTTGATAGGGACAGCGCAAATCCGCATCCCGAGAAGACACATAAACAGCATCAGCCAGAACGGCCTGTAACGCCGTTCCAACCATACCAGTGCCTCCAGTAACCAGTGTGGTCCCCATCTTAGATCCTCGTCCATGTGGGGGGCATTAAATCGGCTGTTTCGCGGGCATTATCTTGTGTGCGGGCCGGTCCGAACCACTCCAGAGGGCAAACCACTTTTTTGTTTGGGTTTTCGTTTAAGAGTGCGCCCCACCAAGAAAAGGTTGAATTTGCAATTACATTATGTTTCATTCTGCTCATTAAAAATAAATCAATGATGTCCATTTCGCCTCGCACCAAAACAACATTTTCTTCTAGAAGAGGCGCCAGGGTGCTCTCGCACCACTCTATGTCATCACTAAAAAGTACAACCTTAGAGTCCTCCCCAATTTCATCTAAGGCGCGGCGATAATAGTCGGCAGTAAGAGTGGCATAATTAGATTGGAGATTCATATAATCGCCGCGGCGCACATGCACGGCGACAGTGTTATCCAAACTCAATACATCTGCATACTTATTTCGAGCAACCTCCGTTAGCTCGGCCGGTATTCTAAACGCATCCCTAATTTTTTTAAGATTATGATAGAAATACTTGTAGGATTGGTAGTGGCCCCTTAGGCACATGTTGTCTCGAAACGGAATCTCATTATAAATCGTGCTCGTAAACGGAGTCTCTTGATGGACACACTCAACAAAGGACTTGCTGCCCCATGTCTTCAGGTTTGAAAAAATAGTATTTCCATAAAAGACATAGGGCGGAAAAGCGAGATCTGGAAATACCGCCTCCACATCATTGTCGATCGCGAGCGACAGGGTGGCTGCTATAACACACATCTGATTTCCAAGGCCCGGGTTT